CGGACGCCATGTTGCCCTCGGGACGGCGGACGACGCGGGACAAGAGGCCCGGCCGCCGGGCGAGCCGGGAGACGCGGCCGGGGCGGCGGACCACCCCGCCGGGGGTGACGACCGGGGCGACCGACCCGCTGTACCGCAGCGTGGCCGCGTTCCCGGTGAGCGTGTATTCCCCGGTCGCCAGGGCCAGCACCCGGGAGACGACTAACCCCACCGCCCCGCCCGTCAGGGTCAGGGTGCCGGTGGCCCCGGAAAGCACCCGGCCCGCGGTCAGGCCCGCGGCCGTGCCGGTGAGGGCGAAGTCGCCCGCCGCGGTCGGCAGGGTTCGTCCGGCCACCAGCCCGGCGGCCTCGCCGGTGAGCGAAAAACTCCCCTGTCCCGCCACCAGCGTGAACGTCGGCCCGGAGAGCGGGGTGTAGGTGAGGGTGACGGGCTCGCCGGTGAGGGTGAAAGCGCCTGTCCCCCCGGCCAGTAGCCGCCCCGCCAGCAACCCCGCCGGCTCGCCCGCCAGGGTGAAGGCCGCTTGCGCGGCGGGCAGGTGCCGCCCTGCCACCAACCCGGCGGGTTCCCCCGCGAGCGAAAAGCTCGCCTGTGCCGCGGGGAGGGCACGCCCGGCCCGAAGGCCGCTCGCCTCGCCGGTGAGCGAAAAGGAGGCTTGGCTCGCCGTGAGGGTGTAGGTCGGGCCGCCGCCCCCGCCCGCCCCCCCGAACAACAGGAGTAAGCTCACCGCCCACCCCCGATCAGATCGGCCGGACGTAGACGGCCCAGGTGCCGGCGGAAACGCTGTCCACGAAAAACCGGACCTTCCGGGCGTGCCCCAGATCGACCAGCAGGCGCTGTGAGATAAAATCCCCGGCCGCGTTCCCGAGGCGCAACGTACCGTCGCTCGTGAAGCTCAGGCTCTCGCTCATCGCCAGGAAGTTGTTAGACCCGTCGTACAGGGCCAGCCGGCCGGTGAGGGTGGCCCCCGCGGTGCCGCACGTCGCCCGCACGTCGGCGGTCAGGGCGTTGCCCACGTCGCCCAGGTTCGCCCCGGCGGACCCGGCGAACCCGGTGGTGGTCATGTCCCCGCCGGTCGGGGCGTCGGCCGCGGTTATCCCGGTCCGGGGGATGGAGACCCAGGTGGACTTGCTGCCCACGGGTGCCACCGCCTGCACCGCTTTGGTCGAATCGTCCTCGTTGACGACGGTGGCGACCGGGGTGCCGCCGGAGGTGTCCTGAGTGGACCCTTTGATGCTGCCCAGACTCATCGGATGTCCCCCACCCGCCCGCCCCGGAGTCGCCGGTAGGTCCGCCAGTCGCCGAGAATCAGCCCGGCCGCGAGCGGCAACTGGAGGGCGTCGGTCCACGCCCCGCCCGCGTAGCTGCTGACCACTACGTCCCCCCGCAGCCCCATCGCCGCGAGCAGTGCCGCCGAGTCGAACGTGAAGCAGTCCATGCTCGGTTGCGCGTTGCCCAGCCCGTCGAACCCGACGTAGTACGGCACCCCGAACCGGAGCGGCCGGAGGGCCGCGTCCGCGAACAGGAACTCGTAGTTGTGCCCCTGGGTCATGGCCACCGTCTCGTCCGAGTCCAGGGCCGCCGACTGGATCGTGTTCCCCGCCGCGTCCCACAGCCCGAACTTGTACGCCGCGGACGTGCTGACGACCGGCCGGTTCCGGATGCGGAGGCCCTTGACCGTGAAATACTCCCCGGCCCCGGCCGGGAGGGTGAACTTGACGGCGACCTTGTTCCCGGAGACGTTCGCCAGGACGTTGGTCGTCGCGTCGGTCGCCGGCTTACCGTACCACCGCCCGCCCGCCCTGTAGCCCCAGAACACCGCCCCGGTCGAGATCTGCTTGGCCCAGCTGCCGGTGTTGACCAGCAGGTACGGGAACCCCACGTTGAAGTCGGAATTGACGCCCGTCCGGACCGTGATGTTGTCGCCCGCGTCGATGGCCCCGGACGAGTACTCGACCACGAGCGCCAGCCGGTCGCCCCGGGCGGGGGCGTAGGCGTTCGCCAGCGTCACGACCTGTCCGCCGGTCGCGGCCGGGGCGGTCGTCGCACTGGCCGGGCTCCCGCCCCCCTTGTACGTCCCGTCCGGGGTGCCGGTGGAGGTCAGCCCCTGGAGCCCTGCCGTGTACGTCGGGACCGTCCCGGCCTTCGCCGAGGCCGAGAAGAATACGTCGGTGATCGGGTCGGCCGTCTCCGCCTGGAACACCCACGCGACCTTCGTGGTGCTGGCACTCATGAGTTGAGTGATGCTGCTCGCACTGCCCGACTCCGAGAGGCGGACGAGCTGCAACACGGTATCGAGCATCGACGGCATGGGTCAGCTCAGTTTCATCAGCGGGTTGGTTCCGGCGTCGGTGTTCAGGGTGACGGAGTGCCCCTCGATCATCCCCGGGGTGCTAAACGTCGGGTCCACGTTGGCGTATTTGTCCAGGCCCGCCATGAGCGCGAACCACGGGGCGGCACCGCGGAACCGGGCGAGCTCCGCCTGGAAGTCGGCGACGCTGTGGAAGAACATGCCCGCCCCGGTGTCGTCGGTGATCCGCACCCCGCCGCCCACCTGCCGCACGTCCACGATGGTCCGGGTCAAGATCATCGGGGGCTGACCTGATCGGGGCGGTAGAACGGCATCACTCCCTCACGTTCTTCCGGTTCCAGTCCGCGACCGCCGCCGCCGCGGTCGCCTCGGCGTACCCGTCCAGCAGGCTTCCGGCCGCCGCCCCCGGCGTCTCCGCGAACCCGCGGCGGTCGTCGCCCGGCGCGTCCTTCGCGCACGGGCACCCGACCTCGAAGACGTGGTGCCAGCGGACCGTGTTCCCCTTCCCCCGCGTCCGGTGGACGTGCCGCAGGCCGACCGGCTGCGCCCCGCACCGCGGGCACGGGCAGGCCCCGGCCGCGATGGTCTGGTGGAGTTCCGTCTGGAGTTCCTTCACCCGGTCGGAGAGCGGCCGCCACACCGCCTCCGGCTGGGCGGTGACGGCCGCGAGGTAGGCGGCGTTTGCTTCGCCCAATTCGGCCCGGATGGTCTGCTGGTCGCGCGGCATGTTATAATCCCCGCATGGACTTCTCGCACATCCTCGCCGACCCCACTTCCGAGGTCGGCCTGTTCGACGCGGACGGCCGCGAACTTCCCTTCGGCCGCATTCCCCCCGCCCCCGAACTGCGGTTCGTGGCGAAGGGATCGGGACGATTCTTCCCCGACCGGCTGGTGCTCTTCGTCGCCGGCCGGGAAGTCGGACACGTCCGGTTCACCGACCCCTTCCCGGTAAACGTCCAGCCCGGCGACACGATCAACACCACAATCGCCGAGGCCGCGGATGACCCCCACATCGTCGCGGCGAACTAGGCCAGCTGCAAAACCCCGTTGGTCCCGTCGTTGTCGATCAGGAAGGTCTCCCCGTCATTCATGGTGATACTCGATCCGTAGTCGTAGTAGCCGATCAGCGGGTCGGTCGGGCTCGACGCCGGCGTGTCGTTGTACAGGTAGACGTACCGGAACGGGCCGGTCGTGCCGCCGCTGCTGGTCAGCGTCAGGTCGCCGAGGATCAGCTTGAGGGTGCCGGAGGACTGTATGCAGCCGGTGATCGTGGGAACCCGGCTCGACAGGTGCGTGTAGGCCGCCTGGGTGACGTTCGCTAGCACGCAGGCGGAAGTTGCTCCCGTCGGGGGCGTGCCTTCGGAGCCCGGGGCGGTGTTGGACAGGGCGTAGGTGAGGGCGTCGGCCCCGAGGTTGTGGACCTTGTTCGCCAGGTGCTCGACGAAGCCATTCAACTTCTGGAACGCGGCCATCGGCACCCCTCATCAAGCAAGCGGGCCGCCCGAAAGCGGCCCGCGAGAAACGGCCAATTGGCCGCGTGTAGCCCCGGGCGGGTTACTGCACCCGCGCCCAGGCGATGGCCTTCGGGACGTTGATTTCCAGCCCCGCCGACTGGAGGGCGTGCAGCTCGAACCGGGCCGGGTCCGCCTTCTCCAGGAGCCAGCTGTAGAACCCCTCCCGCTCGACCGGGGCGGCCAGGTCGTTGTCCTTGACGATCTCCGACCCCTCGACCAGCTGGAACCACGACCCGTCCGGCTCGCACATGAACGTCGCGTAGTTGTCCTGGACGACCCGCTGGGTGGTCAGGTTGGTCGCGCTGCCGCTCGCCAGCCGGATGGCCGAGTTGACGATCAGCCACTTGAACTGCGGCAGCCCGCGGAGGGTGGCGACGAACACCCCGGCGTCGGTCCCGTCCGGGTTCTTGATCGGCAGGTGGTCGTAGCTGGCCCACGGGACGTTCGAGCTGCCGGCCAGGTTCCGGACGAACGTGTTGGCGATCACGTTCTCCCAGACGGTGTTGTTGACCACGATCACGGCCAGCGCCTGGCCGACGAGGGACTGGAACGCGGCATCGATCCCGAGCAGCATGTTCGGGATGTTGGCGTTGGTCGCGTCGCTCCAGGCGGTGGTGATCTGGTTCGTGCCGGTCCCGAGCTGGAGCCCGGCCGCGAAGCTGCCGCCGGTCAGGATGTTCGAGCTCGGGATCTTGTGGTCGACCGAGATGAACGTGCCGGACCGGTCGAACGTCGGGATCAGGTCGTCCCCGGACTGGTAGAAGCCGTACACCCCGCCGTTGCAGATCGCCCCGGCGGTGATGAACTCGCGGAAGTTGTCCTGCCGCTGGCGGAGGGTCTTGGCCTGGTTCTCGATGTACCGCTTGCCCATCACGTCCCGGACCCCGGCGTTCTGGCCGAGGGTCCGGATCTGGATGAGCGTGTTGTAGTCGAGCATCACCTTCTCGGCGGACTTCGCCAGGGTGATGCTGACGTTCCCGACCGGGTTCATGGCCACCGACCCGGACGCGGCCCCCGGGATGCGGCCCCGGGCCACGTCCCGGACGTGGTCGTAGATGTCGTAGGTGTACGTCCGGCCCTGGATCGACATCACGTTCTTGCCGCCGATCTCGAACCCGAAGTACTTCGAGAGGATCGAGCCGGGGGCGCGGATCGTCGAGACGATCTTGGTCACCACCGAGGGCGTCAGCAGGGTCAGGATCGAGCCGGCCATCGTCGGGCACCTCGCGGGCTGTCGGGCTTGGTCGGGTCGGGCGGCGGGGCTCGGCCCCGCGGGTGGTCGGTTACGCGACGGTCAGGGTGTTCGCCCCGCCCGGGATGGCGATGTACTTCGAGCCGTCGTCGTTCGAGACGATCTCGATCGTCCCGCCGATCAGGTTGCCGGCGGTCTGGAACGCCACCGACGTGGCGGCGTTGTTGTTGAACGTGACGAGTTTGCCGGCCGGGGCGATGACCTTCATGGTCTGGCCGACCACGTTGTGGAACCGGAACCGGTAGCCGCGGGCGACGGCCGGGAGGGTGAAGTCCACCTCCCCGGCGGCCCCGGACGTGGTGAACGTCTTCCCGTTGTCGGCCGCGACGACGGTGTAGTTCGCGGCCTTGGCGACGACCTGGGAGAAGTCCCGGTCGATCAGCCGCAGGTCGTCGAAGACGAACCGCGGGGACAGCTGGACCCGGGCGTTCTCGTCGAACCCGAACAGGCTGCCGACCTTGACGAACCCCCACACCCGCAGCTGGGCGACCTTGTCCCGGGTGCTCCCGGACCGCGGGTCGTTCATGTCGGTGGTGGTGTCCAGCACCCCGACCGCCACCTGGCTGCCGTCCGTCGCGGTCGGGTCGTAGGCCTTGTACTTCAGCGAGCTGGCGATCTGGCCGAGGACCAGGCCGCGGCGGAGGGTGGTGGTCGGGGTGTCCCCGGCGTCCACGGAGGCGGCGTCGAGGATGACCCCGATGCAGGCCCACGGGAACGCCGGCCCCCACCAGTACTCGTTCTCGACGGTGTTGACCTGGGTGTCGATCCCGGGCAGGTTGTTCCAGATCGCGAGCGACATCGGGTACTCCGGTCGGGGGCGGCGGCCTGTCTGAATCGTCGGGGCTACGCGGGCCGGGTCACTTCCGGCCGGTCGCGTTCCAGTCGCTGACGGTCTTGGCGACCTTCTCCGGGGACTCCGGGGGGTCGTCGCGGTACGGGCTGTCGGCGACCGGGGCGGCGTCCGCCGAGAGGCGGACGGCCTTCCTGCCCTTCCGCCCGCGGGTCGAGTACGCCGACCCCTTCGGGTTCTGGCGGAGGGCCTCCACCCGGATCGTGACCTCGTTCGGCTGCACGTCCCCCTCGGCGGTGAAGCTGAGGCGGACCGCCTTCAGCCGGCCCCGCAGGTCGTCGGCCGTGGCCGGGGTCACCTGCCGGTCGTGCTCCAGGGCGTCGATCTCCCGGCGGATGGACTGGCGGGCCAGGGCCGCGGCCTTCTTCTCCTGGGCCTCCAGCGACATCTGGAGGGGCTGGGCGGCGGGCGGCTCGCTGCCCTCGGGCGGCTGCTCGGCGTCCCCGGCCTGCTCCTCGTCGTCCTCCTCGGGCTCCGGCTCGTCGTACTCCGGCTCCCCGCCGGCCTTGTAGTTCTTGGCCGCGACCTCCACGACGTGCGCGAACTGCTCGGGGTTCTTGATCGCGCTCACGTCGCCCAGGTCGAGCCCGCAGTGCTCCTTGAGGGCCGCGGCCACCTTCTCCATCCAGTCCCCGCCGCCGGATTCGGTCTCGGTCTCTTCGGGCTCGGGGGTCTCGGTCTCGTCCGCCACGGTGGGGGCCTCCGCGTAGTCGGCCAGGGACAGCCGGATCAGCGACGGGTGAATTGTGGGGGCTACGCGGGGCACCCCCGCGGCCGCGCCGATGAACTCCGGGAGGCTCGTGAAAATGCGGGTTTCGTGGGCCGAAAGCGAGAGTTTCAGGCCGCCGACCGGCTCCTGGTGCCGCTGGACCGGGCGGGGGGTGGCGGCGACGTGGGTGATGTTCAGCCCGGGCCAGAGCCGGCCGTCGGTGTCCACCCAGTCCCACCGGAGTTCCGGGCTGACGAACCGGACCTTCTTGAACTGCGCCAGGTCGGCCGGGTCGTCCCCGGCCAGCAGCACCTCGGCCCGGCCGCCCCGGACCCGGAAGCCTTTGGCGTGGGCGAATACTGTGCGGGCGAACACCTCGTCCCGCTCGGAGCGGGACAGCCGGACCGGGGTCACGTCCTGGTGTTCCCAGCAGGCCGGGACGTGCCAGCCGGCGGCCAACTGCTCGTTGCCGGTGCCGCACGCGGCGGCGAGGTCCGCCGGCCGGAAGGTGTACGAACAGTAGTCCCCGCCCTGCCGGACCACGACCCGGCCCGGGTAGAGCACGTCCTTCCAGACCTCCCACGGCTTGCCCATGCCCGCAGTGTGGGGGCTACGCGGGCGGGGTGTATGCGCACGAGGTCCGGGTAGCCGGGAAGATCGACCCACCTCCCGGGGGCCGAAAATGGCGGCAGTAACCTACGTCGGTGTGCAACTGGCCGTGGCGAAGGTGATGACGCTGACGGTCACGACCGCGGACCCGACCAGCGCGGTCACGTTCACCGCCGGGCCGACCCAGAGCATCGCGGTCAAGCCGTCGAGCAGTACCGTGGCGACCGCGGCCAGCGACTTCGCTATCGCCCTCGCCGCGGCGGGCGGGGCGTTCTCCGATATGAGCTATTCGGCGTCGGGTGCGGTCGTAACCATCACCGGCCCGGCCGACGGCGCGCCGTTCACGTTCGCCAAGAGCGACGCGGGGGCCAACAGCACCACGCTCGCCACCACCGTCGGCCCGAAGTCGCCGTCGGACGTGGGCGACCCGGCGAACTACTCGACCGGGGCGCTGCCGGTCACGGGGGTGGACAGCCTGACGGTCGAGAACACGGCGGTCCCGCTGCTGTACAACCTCGACGCCCTGGCCGCGATCACCCTCACCGGGTTCACCCGCCGGGCCACGCACACCGGCGCGGCCGCGCTGCCGACCACGAACGCCAACGGCTACCCGGAGTACCGGCCGACGGAACTCAGCGTCAAATGCACGTCCTGGCTGGTGGAACAGGGGGATTCGGACGCGGCCGGGGCGCTGCGGTTCAAGGCGATCGACCCGGGTTCGCCCGTCACCGTTACCGTCACCGGCTCGGGCTCGAACGCCCCGGTGGGGTCGGAGGCGGTGGAACTGGAGGGCCTGCCGGCCTCGTCGGTCGTGGACGTGGCGGGGGCCTCGGTCGCCGTCGCCCCGCTGTCGGGTCAGGCTTGCACCGTGGCCACGCTCAAGGGCAATTCCGCCACGGTCCGGGTCGGGGCGTCGGCCACGCTCAGCGGCACCGTGGAACTGGAGGACGCGCAGGCCCGGATCGCGGCGTCGTGGGCCACCTCGCTATCGGTGGACGGGACCAGCCAGGTGGAGATCGCGGGGGCGGCCGGCGGCCCGGGGCCGACCATCGACGGCGGGACGGTGACGTGGAAATCGACCGGGAACCTGAGCAGCGCCCCCACGGTCGGCGGGGGCGGGACGCTCGACTTCGCCCTCGCCCCGGCCGCGGTCACGATCACCGGGACGATCCAGCTGTACGCGGGGGCGGCCCTGCTCGACCCCTACGGCCGGGCGGGGAACTGGGCGGCGAAGCTGAACCGCTGCGTGCTGTCGGAGGTGACGATTTCGAGCCCGGGGAACAAGACGATCACGCTGAGCTAGAATGGGTCCCGTTTGCGATTCCGCCGAGCCGTGATCGGCCGTGTCACGATCCTTTGGACTCAGCGCCGGCGGTGCTCGACGCGGGGCACGGGACCACACCCCGGTTGCGTACCCGGATTATACCTCGGCTGGGCCGTGGATGATCGGGCGGGATTGGTTGGCGGCAATCACCCCCCCCCGCACGATCTCGTCCGCCGGAACGTCGGCCGCGGTGGAGGAGAGCCGGGAGATGGGCGGGGCGGGGTCGTTCACCGCCCGGCCCTCCGCCGCTGCCCCGGTGTGTGCGCCCCGGCCCCGGCCGGCGCGTCCGGGGCGGTCGCGGCATCCAGGTCCGCCCGGAGCCGGTCCCGTTCGGCCTCCAGGTGCCGGACGTAGTCCAGCACCGCGACCTCGTCGGGGGTGAGGATTTCGCCCGTCTGCTGGCCGTGCCGGAACTTCGTCGGCCGGTCCGCCGGGCCGTACCGGAGGGTCCGGACCTCGTAGGGCAGGCCGGGGGCGGTGGGGGTTTCTGCGGGCATCGTGGTTACCTCGTTAGTCCTGTCCCATCCAGACCGGGGCCGCGCCCTTCGCCGCCCCGGGCACCCCGGCGTCGGCGAGCACCTTCGCGGCGTAGCTGAAGCAGTCTACCACGTCGTCGTTAGCGTCCTTCTTATCGTCCCCGGTGAATCGGTACAACTCCCCCTCCACGTCGTCGAGCGGCATCCCGGCCCGGACCCCCGGCGCGGGCAGCCAGAACCGGCCGGTCGCGGCGTAGTTGAGGGCGGTCGTGGCCCTCACCAGCTTGTCGGTCCCGAGCGGGGACAGCGCCCGGGCCGGCATCACGGTCTCGCGGGCGAACTTGTAGACCGCGTTGTTCGCGGCCACGCTCTCGACCCACACCCCGTCCGGCCGGCCCCACTTGCCCCACATGGCCTCGATCCGGGGGACGATCCGCGGGGGTTCGGCCTGGAAGCGGTCCAGGTCGAGCAGGAGCAGTTCCTTCCGCGGGGTGACGAGCCAGACGGCCACGACGGTGTGGTCCGCGGTCGTTTTCTCGCTGGCGGCCGGGTCCACGGTCAGGAACCGCCGGCAGGCCGGCCAGTGGAGCGTCTCCTCGCCCGCGACCCCGGGCCGCCGCAGGACGAGGTAATCCCCCCGCTGGGTGTAGCGGTGGAGGAACCACTCTTTGAGGTAGCGGCCGCCGGCCACCGCGTCCCAGTCGCCGGCGAGCAGTTGCGCCCGTGTCATCGGGTCCAGTTCGGCCAGCGACCGGAGGTATTGTTCTTGGTCGAGGTACGGGTTGTCCTGGAGTTTGGCGGGCACGAACACCCGGGCGGGGTCGCCCGGGTTGACGTACCGCCGCTTGACGAACTCGTGCCCGACCCCGCCCGGGTTAGACCCGAGCCGGTAGCGGAGCGGGACCGGGATCGACCGCCGCCGGCGGAGCCGGGAGAATAGGTACTTGACCTGGAAGTCCGTGAATTGCGTGGCCTCATCGAGCCCGACAAACTGGAACTCCGACGACTGGTACCGGTACACGTCCCGCTCGTTGTCGCAGTACCCGAACTGGAGGGTGGACCCGGCCGGGAACCGCCAGCGGTGCTCCTGGGCATTCCACCGGGCCTTGCCCCTCAGCCACGAGTCCGCCCGGTCCATCAGGGCCCCGGGCAGCTTCAGGTCCGCGAACGTCCGCCGGAGCAGCAGGGCCGCGTACCCCGGGACGGCCGCGAACTGGAGGCCGGCCATCAGTAGGGCGTCCGACTTCCCCCCGCCGGCCGCCCCGCCGTACAGCGCGTCCAGGCATTCGAGCTCAAGGAACCGGATCTGCCGCGGGGTCGGGATGTGGGGGATCAGGGGGTTGCGGCTGACCGTCCACTCCAGCACCGGCAGCGGCATCGTGGGCGGCCCCGTACCGCTCGCGGAACAGCCGCTCCCGCTCGTTGTCGCGCTGCTCATGGATCTCCGTCGGCTCGTCCCGCAACAGCCGCGCCTTCTCCACGGCGATCCCGAACGCAATCGCCGTGTCCTTCAGGGACGCCTTCGGGATCTTCTCCGGCATGGATTCGAGGAGTCGCCACGCGATACCCCGGAGGCTGTCCGCCATCTCCTCCTTTTTCCGATCGCCAAGCTTGGCCGCCTCCGGATGGACCCGCTGCTTGGCCCAGTTCTCCAGCGTCTTGGGCGGGATGTCGAGCTGTTTGGCGGTGAGAGAGACGTTGCCCCGGTTCGCGGCGAGGGCGGCCAGGGCGTTGGCCCGTTCCTCGTCCGAGTACCGGCGGCGGGGCTTTTTCTCGGCCATATCCCCCGCAATCCTACCCGCAACGCGAAAGCCCACCCGTCCGGGTGGGCTTCGGGCGTGCGCCGGGGCCTCTAATACACTCAGTGTGTGTTGAAGAAGAAGAAGAGAGAGAGTGTATTACACCCCCTATAGGCAGGGAACCCTCTCACCCCTTCCCCGCATTAGGGG